ATCCCCAACTAAGACTTTATAAACATAGACATTATTATGCGGAATATCAATATCTTTAAATTTTATTAAATCTCCATTCTTATAATAAACCTTAGAAACTGGTGAATATATTGTTACATTATTTTTAATTAATTGTGTTAAATCTTTATCACCAGAAAAAATAATCATATTCTCATCATTTGCCACTTGTGTGTAATTGGCAATTAAATCATCAGCCTCATTCTGATCCACCTGGCATTGTCTAACAAATATTTCTTCAAGATAATCCTTAACTCTATCCCTCTGATATAAGTATGATTCATATTTATGTTCATCCATAGAAATTCTACGGTTTTCCTTATATCTTGGGTATATGTTTTTTCTTACTAGTGAATTTTCATTCCCATCCCAGAATACAACAACTTTATCATGATTATGTTTTTCAAGAAATAATCTTATTGTATTTAAAAAATGGAAAACCCCACCAATATGTTTTCCTTCAGAATAAAATTCACGGACACCATGAAAACCAATTGTAAATAAATTGTTTCCATCTATTAGTAGGGTTTTCTTCATATTATTCAAAAATTATAGTTTCCTCTTCTTCTTTTTCAGAGAATGTAATATCTCCATCCCCAGATAAAATACCATTCCAGTATTGAGAATATTCTTTCTTATACTTTTCAATGGATTCCTTTGTGTCAGGTAAATAACCTTGTGGAACAGCCAGTATCTTGCCATCCTTATATGCTATACCTGTTACATGGTTCTTCAATATAGACACTTTTGTTCTAATTGCATAGGAAACAGTTCTACCATTCTTTGTTGCTGTAATGTGATTAATTCCAGAGTTTTTCTGATTACCAAATAAGAATATTAATGAAGATGCTAACCACAATGCTTCACCACCCTTTGCTTTTATTGTAGGCTGCCCAAATGGTGAATCTGGTAATTCTACCCAAGGTTGGTTAATAACCACCATTGTATTATAGTAAGGATAATCTTCCTTCTTTGATTTTGATATTCTTGAATGCAAACCCATCCCAACCTTATCTGCAAGAACTGCTGCATTGTGCATTTTACCACCCTTACCATCATAAGTCATTTTGCAAGGTATGGATCCAATACTATCAATCAAGAATAAAATTGAATATGGTAAATCACCTTTTTCTTGCTCATCAATAATTTCATTTATAAAATCAGTCATTTGTTCAATATAATCAAATGAATCATTGAATATGAAATCACCATCCCACTCACCATCTTCATTGAGTTCAGCATTCAACCCCAATTCAACAGCATGAGCCCAATTCCATTTTTTTTCTGTAATTATGAATACAGGTAAATGACCCTTTCTTTGTGCATCAGCTGCTGCCAATATCATTGCTGTTGTTTTGCTTGTGTTGGAATGCCCCAAGAACATATTAATCCCACCCATTACTGGTCCAGGAACACCACAAGCATTATAAAAAGCATCACCACATGAATAATATTCTTCTGGTTTATATTTTGTTTTTGTTGAAAATTTATCCTTGATAGCATCAACCCCAGTCTTTGCTGCCTTTTTCTTTATTCCTGCCATATATTTTTTTTGATTTTAAAATAGAGATTTTTTGCGCAAAGTATTGTTTTGTGATACCTTTTGCAAAAAATCTCTTTTAGGTTAATTAAAATGGTAAATCATCATCACTATACTCTTCCTCAACAACTGGTGCAGTTGGTTGAGTTTGATTAGTTTTTGGAGCAACTGAACCTCCAAATGAAGTTTCCTCATTAGAACTATTTAAATAAATGTATTTACCTTGGGTATCATCCCATCTTGGGGATTCACCCCTTGAAATTGCTTCAAGATATTCTAATGGCTTTCTACTGTACACATCTTTCCATGTGGTTTCTTCATTAATCCATTTCTTTGCAAGTTCAGCATCTTGGGATAATGGAGTTGGGTCATCATACATAATAGTTGAAACACTTGTATAATCTTTACCCTTTGGGCTTTTTGATTTGGTTAAATCAATAATCAAATCTCTACCATTATCAATATCAGTAATATCTCCCTTGGTTCTGATTATTGGAATAATCTTATCTAAAATCCCATCTTTCTTGTAATTGTGTTTAAATCTCCAATACTTTGGTCCATCTTGCTCATTGTCCCGGTCAATAACCTTAACAACATAAAACAATTTGGCTTTGTAGTCCTTTGCCAATTCATCATCATCTTTTCTCTTTGTAGCTTTTAGTGCATTGTAAACATCATTAAGTGGTGATGCCTCATTGTCATTACCTGCTGGGTCATAGATTTTTTGGTAAAAACCCCCAACTTGCAATTCATGAAACCAAGCCTCCTTAAATACAGAAGACCCATCTGTTGTTGGCAAAATTCTAATTCTCCTTTGCCCTGAGTTTTCTTTGTCACCCAATAACAATGTAAAATAACGTTTCATTCTGTCTTCTTGTGACATTTGGGACTTCCCTGTTTTTTGGTTTTTTTCATACTGCGCCATAATGGCATCTAATCCGCTCATAATTATAATTTTATAGTTTATTTAATAATTCAAATATAGTAAATATTTAGAATAAAAAAAGGGGTTATTCACCCCTTTCCTTAAATTTTTACATCAAATATTTCATCATCCTCTTCATAGGGGTTAAATGTATTTTTTATTTCATCTGGATTAATTTCTGTAACATCATCTGTTGTTAATACATAATCATTTTTTCCACTCTTTTCCATTTCTACTTTTTTATCATCAAAGAAATCTGATAATTTTTGATTAAATGGATATGAATCATATGTTCTTAACTCCAATTTTTCTTCTGGTGTCTTTTCTCTATACTTCTCAATAGTCCTTTCCACAGATGTCAATTTATCAAAAATCTTATCCATTTCAGCCAACTTTGATTCCAAGCGATTTATTTGGCCAAATAAATTATCAAAATATTCATTTTGTTTTGTTTCAATTGATTTTTGTGATGTAACCAAATCTGTAATATCAAGTTCTTCACTACTTTCAGAATCAGAACTTTCTTCACTTTCACCTTCCTCATCAATTGCTGTTACGTCATCATCCATTTTCACATCAATTGGTTGTGGTTCAGTTGTGCTTAATGGGTCTGCACCACCTGGAGGTGTTGGTGGTATTGGTGATACTTCACCTGGGGGTGTTAATGGAACATTTGGTGCTGCCAATGGATCCTCACCTTCTAATGGTGGTGGTGGGGGTGCTGCTTGCTCAAGAATATAATTATTTATCTTGTGATAGCGATTAATTTCATTTAATATTTTCTGATCAATTTTCATATTATTTATTTTTATAAGTTAGTCATTTAAAAGTTCTTTTAACCCACCATGAGTTTTAACTTTAACATTTCTATTTGAAACTTTAGTATTATCATGACGTTCAATTAAACCATCTTTTTCTTTTACAATATAACATTCACCAGTTACTAAATCACAAACCTCATGTGAACCATCATCTAATGATGTTTTTTTATTAGTGTTTAAGTATTTGTCTAAATCTTCCATAATTTTCATAATTGTTTTTATAATAAATATCTAATTTATAGAAATAATTTATTCAAGTTTAGGATATAAATTTAATTTTGTATATACAGCATAGTAAAAAGATATATCAAATTCAGAAATGTTCTTTTGTTTAATACTAAAAACATCATTAAATTTATCATAATTTTGAGATGATTTTATTTTATTTTCTAAAAAATCAATTGTATATTTATTTTTAGAAAAAACATCTCCCAATATTTTAATACCCATATATGGTTTGTCACTTGAATTATCTATTTTAGTTGTATATGTTATATCATAACCTGTTGCACCAGATTTAATCCCAATATCAAAATTAACAATTTCTGGATTAATATTTGAAGCATACAATTTAATTAAAGCATTTTCAATTTCTTTTACAACATTTTCACTATAAAATAATTCTTCATATTTTTTACAAGAATAACTTATTTTTAAATCATATGGTGTTTTTAACTCACCTATTTTCATATTTGTTGTAACATTTGGTGCTTTGTATGTGAAAATGCAACCTTCATCAACTTTAACTACTTTTTTAGTGTTACTAATAGAGTTATTTGTTTTGACAACATTCTCAACTTCCACTTCAAATGCTTTTGGATTTATTGCTTTTATACTATTTGTAGCTTCTTTTAATTTTAATTTTAACTTATCATAATAACCATTTTTATTTACTTTATTATATGTTTCAGATGCCATAAATTGTTGCCCACCATCTTCACCATATAACCAGTCAATAATATAAGCATTAATAGTAGGATCTACTTTTGGGTCATTTGCATTCCAAGTATTATATTTATCTAATTTACCAAATATTCTTTCAACAACTCTAGCCATATAATCAA